CCGAGTCCGCGTGGAAGATGTAGAACGAGCCGCCCGGCTTCAGGCGCTTCTCCGCGCAGCCGAACGCGGCCCTGAGGAACTCGCGGAACTTCACGTCCTCCATCGAGTCGTTCTGGATCGACTGTCCGTCGCTCCCGTGGTAGTCCACGTTGTAGGGCGGGTCGGTGAGCCAAAGGTCGGCCTCGCCGTCGCCGCACACCTTCGCGACGTCGTTGGGCTTCGTCGAGTCGCCGCAGACAAGGAGGTGCTTGCCGAGGACATACACCTCGCCCGGCGTCGAGACGGGGATCTCCGGCGTCTCGGGGACGGCGTCCGGCTCGGTCTCGCCGTGCGTCCCCGCCTCGCCGCCAAGGAGGTCGTCCAGCTCGTCGTCGCCAAAAGCGAGCAACGAGAGGTCGAACCCCGCCTCCTGCAATGCGGCCAGCTCCACCTTGAGCTTGTCCTCGTCCCACTCCGAGATCTCGGCGATCTTGTTGTCCGCGATCCTGAGCGCCTGCTCCTGCTCCGGCGTCAAGTCCGTCGCGATGATGCAGGGCATCGTCTCCCAGCCGAGCTTCTTCACCGCGAGGAGGCGCGTGTGCCCCTCGATGATGACCTTGTCCTTGTTCAGGACGGCGGGATTGCGAAATCCGAACTGCTCGATGATCTTCGCGAGCTGTTCGACCGCGCCTTCGTTGACGCGCGGGTTGTTCTCGTAGGGCGTGATCTCGTCCACGCGGACGTTCACGACCTTCATCTTCGTCGTTTCCATCTTGGTTTTTTCTCCTTTCAGAAAATTTCTCACCGTGAAAGAAAGTCTGCTTGGAAGCCTCGCTCCTTCCCGCGCCCTGCTTTTGATTGGGTATGGGGAGGAACCGCGGCCCCGGCGGGACACATAGTCCCACCTGCCGGAAGTCGAGTCGAATTTTGGCCGATCTGGGCCGTTGACTTGTCGGCGCGGCTTATGGCATAATGTCCACCGTCGGCCGCGCCGGGTTCTTGGGGTACCTTTCCCCAGGTTTTCGTTTCCCGTCGCGGTCGGCTTTTTGTTTTCTACGGCCGACGGACCAAAAAGGCCGTATGCAGCGGGTCGGGTGAGCGGAGCGAATCCTGTTTTCCACGCTTTTCCCTACAGGGGATATATTTATATATCCCTGTAGAAAACGTGGGAAACAGGTTCCCGCACCCCGCTGCCGGGATGTTTCCGACGCTGTTTCAAACGCTGTTTTCTACAGGTGTTTAAAACAGGTGTTGGAAACGTGGAAAACAGCCTCCGTGCCGTCAGCCGTCGTCCTCCCCCCATGAACCATCCTCCTCGCCGTCGGCCTCCTGCCCTTCTGCCTCGGGCTTCATGATGAACAGGGCCGCCCTCTGGTGGAGCGGGACTCCGGCGATTCTCGTCTCCGTGATCCTCCCCTCGCGCAGAGCCTTGTCGACTGCGGCGGCGGCCTTCCTCGCGGAGAGGCCCATGACCTCGCGCACCTTGATGACGAACTCCGTCTTGGGGAGCGGGTTCTTGTTGTCGACGAGGTCCGCCACGCCGCAGGACGCCTCCAGCATCTCCGTGTAGGGCGTGCGCGTGCGCTCCGCCTTCGGCTCGGCCTTGCCCGCCAGGTCCTCCGGGTTCCTCTCGTAGTCGGGCAGCATGAGCGGAAACGCCTTCTGCAGCACAATCGGCTCCTGGCGAGGGAACGAGCGCACGACCGCCTCGAGTACGAGGTAGCCGTCGTCCTTGTGCTCGCGCAGGATGAGGTGCGTGTCGGCGGCGCGCGACTGCGAGCCAGCGCCAGCGCCGACATCGGTGATCGACTTCTGCGACTGGTTTCCCTTGGACGTGTGGTGGATGAGGACGAACGAGCAACCGACCTTCTTGGCGAAGGTGTCGATCATGTTGTAGATGCTCGCGATGGAGCCGTTGTCGTTCTCGTCCGTGTCCTTCGGAAGCGCGCGGTAGAACGCGTCGATGACGATCATCATGTACCCGGCCTCCTTGAACTTGGGGAGCCACGCCACGAGGTCCGCTATCGACTTCCACTTGCCTCTGAGGTTCCACACGTCGATCATGTCGTCCACGTTGGGGAGGTTCGGATCAACCTTCCGCATCGCCTCGACGACGAGCGGGATGCGGTTCGCCGACGTCTCCTCGTGTAGCTCGTTGTCTATGAGGAGGACTTTCCCCGCCTTGCAGACGTGGCCGAACCACTCCGTCCCGGAGGCGACGCATATCGCGAGCTGCGTCACCAGCCACGACTTGCCGGTCTTGGGCGCGGCGATGATGTTCATCGTCTCGCCGATACGCAGAAAGCCGTCGATGAGGACGGGGCGCATCTCCGGGAATCGCCTCTTCAGCGTCCCCAGCGGAATCGGCCCCTCCTCCGCCTGGGCGGGGGACACTGCGCCGAGGTTGATCGTCACTCCGGCCGTTGCGTCCTTCGCCTTGCCGTAGCCAAGTGTGTGCAGGGACGACGCGGCTGCCGTGAAGTCGCCGTTGTGCCGCAGCGTCGCGTAGACCGCGAACGGGCTGTACTTGACGTTCGGCTCGAAAGGCGCGGCGTTGGACGAAAACACGTAGAAGCATCCGTCCTTGTAGGTGGCGGAGACCCCGTTCCTGGGGTCCTTTCCGGGACGCGTCCACTGCTCGTTGCCGTCCGGCTTTACGCCGCAGAACTGCCAGCCAGCCGCCTCAAGGAGCGGATGGATGTCGCCACGGGCGTTGAAGTCGTCCCCCGGCGGCAGTTCCCAGGCGTCCTTTCCGCCCGTGGGGGCGAAATCCGCGCAACGTTGCCCCACGTTCGCTCCGACGGGGGCAGGCGGGCAGTTTGCCGCAGGAAGCTCGTCGAGCGAACGTGCGGCGTCCAGGAGGGCTTTCCGCGCATTGGGCGGAATGACCGCGAGATGGGCGAGGTCGCCCTGCTGGAGGACGTACCCTTCCGTCGGAGCGCAGAGGAAGAGCCCTCCCTCGCCACGAGTCTCGATGAGCGTCGTCTCCTTGCCGTCGCGCATTCCACGGGCGAGCTTCAGGTTGCCGTCGACCGGCTCCTCCGAGCGGTAGAACACGTGGTAGCCTCCGGACGGCGTCTGCTCGACGACCAGCCGCGACAGCAGAGATGTGTCTATCCGCTCCATCCACGCTGCGAAGAGCTCCCCGTGGTTGTCGAAGTCCATGCACTCGAGGTTCCCGGAGACTTTCCCCGAAACAACGCATATGGCGTCGTGCGGGTTCGAGAACCACGCCTTCACCTCGACAGCGGTCGGAAGGCGCGTCTGCCACGTCTTCCATCCGCCTATCGAGGGGCGTTTCCTCGACCTCGTCGCAGGAAGGCACGCAAGCCCCGCCGCCCTGTACGATTCGGCGGTTTCGATGGTAATCCTGGCCATGCGGCCTCCTTTGCTTTTTATGTGTGTGTACGCGGACTACGGCGGAGTCGCCTCCGCCGCCGAGTGGATCGCCTGCCTCCAGGGGTCGTAGTGCCCCGCGCCCATACTGCGGACGCAGAAGTACAGGACCGTGAACAGGAGAAGAGCGCAGGCCGACGCTATGGCGATGCGCCGCGCGGCCCTGTCCAGCCTCTCCCTCATTCGTTCCTGCCTCTCCACCCACGCCCAGTACTCGTCGTCAGAACGGAATGTCATCCCAGTCCTCCTCTCCTTGTGTGCTTTCCCCGGACGCGACCAGGGGGAAGTCTCCTGTTTCGCAGCCGGTGATCTCCGGGTACTTCTGGCCCGACACGAAGCGAACGGTTATCACCTTCACCTCCCGCAGCATTCCGGCGAACGCGTGCTCGCACACCTCCTCCGCCGTGCGCGGCATCGGGCAGTCGGGATGCGCGTGCTCGCGCCACCACTTCTCGAACTTCCTGCGGGCGTAGCCCGTGTGCTCCGGGCAGAGCCACTCGGAGTAGTGCGTGAGGTAGTCGACGTCGTACGTGACCCGCACAGTCCTCGGAGAGCCGGGAGGAGCGCCACGCTTCTCCCAGACCTGGTAGTCCGTGTGCATCACGGGGAACTTCTCGACCGTCACCTCGCCCGAGAGGATCGCGGCCTTCGCCGCCGTCGCCTCGTGCGACTGCCGCTCCGGCTCCTTCCTCGGCCACTGGTGGCCGCAGGTCGGGCAGAGCATGACGGAGAGGTTCACGATTGTGCGGCACTCGGGGCACTCCTTCGCGAGCGGCCCGCCGCCGCCCTGCCCGGGCTCGCGCACCTTGATCATGTCGATGGGGCCGTGGCGCTCGATGTTGCGCCCGTAGTCGAGGACGAGGCACTCGGTCTTGCCCGTCTCGGGCGAGAGGCGAAAGCCGCGCCCAACCATCTGGACGAGAAGCCCAGGGCTGTTCGTCGGACGGAGGAGCGCGATTGTGTCGAGGCGCGGGATGTCGGTCCCCGTCGTGAGGACGGACACGTTGCAACAGTACTTGAGCGGTCCCGCCGTAGTCCCGAAGAGGTCGGTCGTGACGCTCTCGCCGCGAAGGCGGCGGATCGTCTCGGCGCGCTCGAGGTCGGGCGTGTCGCCCGTGACGATGGCGCACTCCTCGCCGGACAGCTTCGCGATCTGGGCCGCGACCTTCTTGCAGTGCGCTACCGACGTGCAGAACACGAGGCACGCCTGCCTGTCCTTCGTAAGCTCCACGATCTCGTGGCAGGCGGACATGACGAGGCGGTCCTCGCCCATCAGCTTCTCCACGTCCTCTGCGACGAACTCGCCCGCGCGGATGTGCAGGCCCTCGGTGTCCGCCTTGACCCGCCCCGCCTTCGCGGTGATGTTCGAGATGTAGCCACGGTTGATGAGCTCCTTGACCCCGATCTCGTAGCACACTTCGTTCAGGAGGTTCTCCGGCTTGCAGATGAGGCCGCCCTGCGTGCGGTAGGGCGTCGCCGTCCAGCCGACAAGCCGGACGCGGGGATTGACCCGCTTCGCGGCCTCGAGGAAGGTGCGGTAGCGCCCTTCTCCGTCCGGCGGCACCATGTGCACCTCGTCGATCATGACGAGGTCGAACGGCTGGAAGCAGTCGATCTTGTTGTACACGCTCTGGATTCCCGCGACGATGACGGGGGCGTCGGTCTCGCGGCTGTCCAGCCCTGCCGAATACACACCGACCGGCAGCTCCGGGCAGATGCCCTTCAGCTTCGCCGCGTTCTGCTCCACGAGCTCCTTGACGTGCGCGAGGATCATCACGCGCCCGTTCCACTTCTTCACCGCGTCCTTCGCTACTTCTGCGATGCAGAGCGACTTTCCGCCCGCCGTCGGGATGACGACGCACGGATTCGTGTCCTTCTCGCGGAGGTGGCGGTACACGGATTCAACCGCGTCACCCTGATATGGGCGCAATGTGTACATGGACGAGGCCTCCTTCGATTGGCTCGAGCATCTCCATGTTGAGACGCCGGACGAGCGAGTCGTCCTCCATCACGCCCGCTTTGACGAGCGAGTCCAGGAGGCACTTCAGGATGTTGTCGATGTCGCGCCTCCTCCTGTCCGGGGGATAGCAGTCGAGGGACAACGCGACCGCCCCGGAGAACTTCTCGAAAAGCCCTCCGAGGCGGCTCACCGCCATTCGGCGGTACTTGCGGCCCTCGCGGCTGACCAAGACGCGCGGGCCGACGTGCCGGTAGTAGCGGTTTACGCTGGGCGGCCAGGGGACGTCGAACTCTACCGCGCCCACGGCGCGGCCCCCGACGCCTGCGGCGTTCTCTGCGCGGGCTGCGCAGTCTGCGCCGCCTTCGCCTTGTACGCCCTGATGACGTTGCGCGTCGGGTCGTTTCTGTCGACGCCGACGGTGATCATGAGCGGGAGGTTGTGGAGCTGCGCGGTGTCGGTGAGGTTCACGACGCCGACCGCCTTACAGAGGCTCGCGAGCTCCTCGCGCCCGATCTGCTGCGCCTTTGCGTTCGCGTTCTCGTAGTTGATCCAGGCAAAGACCTTGCGGCCCTTGGCCGGTCCCTCCGAGACGATCTCGAACGTCAGGTTGATTCCCATGCCGGTTCCGGACTTCGTGGCCCTCGTCTCAGAGTCGGTGACGACGGCCTCGTAGGTGCCGGAGGGGATTGCGTCGCGGGAGGTCGTGTCGACCTCCGCCGCGTTGAACTGCAGTTGTGCCATAGTGTGGCTCCTTCCTTGTTGTGCGTTTTCGGTTTACTTCTTCGGCCCCGCGCTCATGGCGTCCATGAACGCCTGCCACGAAAGCGGCATCTCGCCCGGAAGCGAGTAGCGGTTCTTGGCGTTGCAGGCGGGCGATCCGTTCGTGCGTAGGATTCGCTCGCCGCCGTCGGCACCGACGGGCGCGGCCTTGCCGGTCGTCGAGTCGACGCGCATGCGGCGCGTGGCGAAGAGGACTGCGTCGGCCCACTCGCAGACGAGCGAGTTCGCGGCCTTGTGGAGTCGCGGCTGGTAGCGGTCGTAGGCGGGATGCTCCGGGTCCTCGAAGCGCTCCACCTTCGCGTGGGCGACGAGGATCACGGCCATCGACCGCGTGGCGCGGATCTGGTTCAGGAGTTTCACGATCTCGCGCCAGTAGGAGAGCGCGTGGACGTAGCCCTTGCCGTAGCCGCCGTCGGCCTTCTCGATGGACTTGACGCCGTAGTCGGCGCACACCCTGTCCCAGATGAGGCGCTCCAGCCAGTCGAGCGAGTCGACGCACACGGTGGCGAACTCGTGCTCGCCGTCGCGGAGGGCCGTGAGCTGCGCCACGACGTCCTCGTACCTCTCGCAGAGCGGGAACTTCGAGGTCGATATGGCGGAAAGCCCGTCCTCGGTCTGGACGAAGATCGGCTTCGGCGCGGACGCGGCGAAGGTGGACTTCCCCACCCCCTCGGGTCCGTAGATCATGATGCGTGGGGGCATCTGCGTCTGCCCCGTGGTGATTGTCTCCAGCGGATTCATCTGTTTCTCCTTTTATGTGTGCATGAAAAAAGCGGACGGCAAAACACCGCCCGCCAAATTGAAGTGGTGGATGATTGACAGCGGCTACACGTCGAGAATCCTCAGGTCCTCGGTCCGCGTAGGCCAAACGTTCTCGTAGCGGCACTTCCTGAGTTCCGCAATCGCGCGCTCATTCTCCCTGGCACAGGACTCGAGGAGCGCGTCAGTGAGCTTCCAGACGCCGCAGCGCAGGGGTTCCCGCTTTTCGACAGCAATCAAATAGCAGTCTGCTACGACCTCTCCGCCGCTCGTGGCTCGCAGTACCTCGCGATAGAACGCCATCTGATGCAGATAGCCGAAGCGTCTTGCGTCGCCCTCGAAGAAATCGAGCGTCTCGCAGGTCTTAAGGTCACAGATGACCGGGTGTCCGTCGTAGTCAGCACGGAACCAGTCCATGCGGATCTGGCAAGGCTCGTCGCAGTAGTGCGTCCGCACAGTCTGCTCCGCGATGCCGTCGTCCAGCAGCTCACGGGCGACGGGATGCTCCCAGACGCTCTCGCGGAGCTTCGACATGAAAGCGAAGTCAGGACCGCACACGACGTCCTTCGTCTGTGCCACCGCCCATTCCTTATACGCTTTCGTGAGCTTTCCGAACGGCTCGCCGGTCCTCGGATTGACCGGCCCGTCGCTCACCATAAACTCCGCATCAAACTTCGAACGTCCCTCCAAGACGAGAGTGTGTACCGCACGCCCGAGAGCGAGCGCCGCCGACTCCGTCGGCTCGATCTCTCCGCACATCTTCTTTTTGTAGAGAAGCGGCGACTTCCTGAAGTCACCGAGCAGATGGCTCGACAGGAACTTCCCGTCACGAGCCGCTTGGTGGTATTCGTCTGCCTGGACATCGGCGAAAAATGGCAGTCTGTTCATAGCATATTCCTTCTAATGATGACAAAGGCCCGGAT